TTCCATAGTTCGTTTCCCCGGCTGTTAGTAGGTGCGGATAATCCACAAGGTCCCTAACTATTAATCCTTTAGCGGATACACCTAATGGTAGTGGTAATTCCATCTTGGAATATTTAGTGTGGTCATAAAGGGAGTAGGGGTATTTCTTTTTAAGTTCTTCAGTCATAACTTCCATAATTATAACCTTGCCACGTTTTTCAATATGGACTGACCCCCCGGTAGCATCTTGAAATAATATGCTCAACTTCTGAAATTCCATGAATCCAGTACCGGGGGGGAGAGAAATAATAAACGTCCATGTTTCATCTTTCTTAGCTGAAGATACAATAAGGGGTCTAGTCCCTTCTTTATATTTAACATCTATAACATCCTGAACAGCCGCCCTAGCTTCATTCCCTCTCCGATGTAACCAAAGTGATTTAAGTTGGTCCCTGACTTCCTCGATTGCATTTTGTTGCTTCATTCATCAATCCCCTTTCAATTAATACTTTCCTCAGTCCATCTCTGATCATGTCGGCGAGTTCTCCTTCTTCAAGACTGAGACACATAATAGCTTGCCGAATATCCTTATCTCTCTTTCTCAGTCTAGCCCTAAGAATTGATATATCATCCATATGTGTACCTCCTGAGTGATTGTTGTGTTACATAATGATACGCCATATCATTTGTCCAATATTCCTGTTAAATTTAGGCAAAAAAAGAACCCGGCTTTTCAGTCGGGTAGTGTGTATTATTAATTATCTAAAATCAATATCATAAATCGGCCCAACAGGGTTTTTCTGACTACTTCACTCCATCGAAATAGTCAGGGGGCAAAGAATTTTTGAGCTCTTTCGGCATTAACTTTTCAGGCAAGAAGCGAACTAAAGCTCTTTCCACGAGCTCGTTCTTGCCCCTTCCTGATGCCCTGTATGTCTTGTCTAGCCATTCCCATACCAACTCGTTGATCCTGACCGATAATTGTTCCTGCTTGACTCTCTTCTGCTTTTTTAACAGAAACGAGCTTTCTTCCAAATTACTTTCTTGCTTGCTAGCGGGTGCGCTATCTTCCTCGCTTGCTAGCTTGCTAGAATTTGTGCTAGCTTGTGTGCTAGCGTGTTTACTAGCATCATTGCTAGCATTGATGCTGACACTCAAGCCATTATGCGTGCTTGTTGGTTCGCTTGCTAGTTCTCTAGTTTGATTGATAGTATCATTGCTGGCAAGTTGTCCCCCCGTGTCTTCTCCTTGATTAATGGGTCCGCGCTTTTTGTCCCATATATCAGGCTTCTTCAATACCATACTCGGCAACCTCCTTAGCAAGCTCTACATACGTCTGTACGACCTCATTTTTAGGGTAGAGTACAATTGCTGGCTTTCCGTATCTAGGAGCGTCCCCAAACCTCACGGAACGGGGTATAGTGGTACGAAACATCTTTATACCCGTTTCAAGAAAGTGCCTCCTGGACGATTGCAGAACATCAGAACTAAGGACGGTACCAGTGACGTACATTGTGGCAACTACGCCTAGTAACTTAAGATTTGGATTAGTTGCCCGTCTTGCTTGCCTAATCTCGTCTAGCATGGATTCTACGCCGTCTGTGGCAAGATATTCACATTGCATGGTTATTATAATCTTGTCGGCAGCGGTAAGCCCATTGAAGACCAACGGTCCACGACTCGGGGGGAGGTCTATAAATATAAAATCGTACTTATTCTTTACCTTTACTAGAACATCCCTGAGCATAACCCTATGATCCGGATAAACGTCCGGATTCTCTTCTGCTAATTTGTCTAGCCCAGCAAGTTCTTTTTTAGCTGGGTATACATCAACGCCATAGGAAGTGCATACAATATCCTGCATAGTTGCTTCTTGTAAAAAAACATCATAAATAGAATACTTTAGCTCGCTCGGCAAAAGCCCGAAACTCTTGGATGAATCCCCCTGTGGATCAAAATCAATAAGAGCCACCTTATGCCCCATGTTTGCCAATGCACAGGATAAATTGGTAGCGGTAGCTGTTTTGCCGCATCCTCCCTTAGTTATGGCAATAGCGATAATCTGCCCCAAAATAATTCCTCCCTTTCATAAATAAAACTTCTCATATTTTTCTGGTTTCTTAGTTCCCTTTTCTTTTTTATTATTAATTTTTTTATTAATACTGTTATTTTTAGAACTGTTAGTATTAGTTCCCTTGTTTTGCGTGCACTCATTTTCCGTGCACCCATTTTGAGGGATCGGTGCCGTTCCATCATTTTGAGGGATCGGTGATATCTCTGTATTTTGAATATAGACATTATGGCTGAATCTTCCGTTATCTTTAATTTGCTCGACTGTTATATATCCAATTGCGGTCAATAACTTAAAGTGCCTATAGTATCTAGATTCGCTAATTCCGAGATCATAAAGTATCTTAGATAATCCGGGGAATGCGTTGCTACCTGCTCCGGCATAGCTAGAAAAGTACGCATAAATAGCCTTGGATTCTATAGTTAATCTCTTGTCTTGCATAACTAATTTGGGGATCGTGCCATATCCCCTAGAATTTATCCCGACTACTTTCAATATGTCCCTGTCTTTTCGCACAATAAAAAACCCCTGTCTATTCAATTAGGAACTAGACAGGAATAATTGAATGCTTTATAATGTAAACAACAACATAAAGCACGGGTTAATTCCTGTCTTCGGCATAACCTCTTTGAACATCACTTTGGCGGTGGGTAGTTCAGAGAGGTTTTTCCTTTATGCCTAATTCGACAGGTTCAACCAATTATCCTTCAAAATCTTACCCGAAAAAATAAGTAACAAACTCATAGAGATAAAGCGGGTCGAGTATAGTGAGTTCATCATCCACTACTATCCACTTAAAAAATCCTGCTAAATCGCGTTCAACAATCATTTGCAAAACTTCCTTTCTTTCTCTATAATACAATACATTTTCCTTGCCTTCAGGGGGTCTTTATAACCATAATTACGACTAGATATTCTCTTATATCTAAAAATGTGCAAAAAAAAGTGGGTATCCGATGTATTGCGATTGGATACTCACAAAAATATTCACTTAGACTTCATTTTTTTGATCGACTCTAGGAGTTCGCGAAAGAAGATGGGGTCTATATCCTCGTTATATAAATCCTTGGCTAGCATAGCATATGGCAAGCTCTCCTGTTTGGCGAAGAACTCTATTACATCATCCGGTATATCAACATTATTCATCTCAGTGAGTTTACGCAGAGACATGATGTCGTTATCAAGGAGATATGCCGAATCAACACCCAGTGCCTTGGCCACCTTCTCTAATGCCCTGATCGACATGTTACATTTACCGTTTTCCGTGTCTGATAGATAAGACAAGGAAAGGCCTGTTCTTTTGTGCAGCTCAGTCAAGGATATATCCCTTATCTTTTCTCTAACATACTTTATCTTGCGGCCGTAGTCCATCAATCATCATCCTATCTAAAATAAGTTGTAAGATTGTAGTTTCTCCTTTTATACATTCGTTATTCTCGAATAAACATATTACATAATAACTAATATTTATGAAACAAAGCTTGATTATTCGAGATGTTCGAAGTATACTATATATATGTTATAGAGTAGCTTACCAGAACTACTCTATAAGGTATTTTTACAAGGAGGTGAAAATATTGACAATCGGCAGCCAAATTCGAAGATGTAGGAACACAAAGAAATGGACATTGAGTCAGCTTGGAGAACGCGCAAAGCTGAGAGAAAGCACTCTGAGTGAAATAGAGAACGGTAAGCACGGCCCGAGTATGAAATCACTTAAAAGGGTTGCCGAAGCCCTTGGGGTCGAAGTTGGGTATCTATTTCAGGCGGAGTAATCTTTTTCTTTTAAAAGTTCTTTAACCTCAAACAAACCTTCCGATTGCACTTACCACGCAAGCAGAAGGAAAACATCATTGTCAAAGTCATAATGAATAAACTTCCTAATCAATTATTACCAGTGGTTGAAAGGAGGTGGTTAAAATTAAAATTATACCATTATCCCAAGGAAAGTTCGCTCTCGTAGATGATGAAGACTTTGAAGAATTGAGTAAACATAAATGGTATGCCTGCAAAAACCGCAACACTTATTATGCTCGTAGAGGTACTAGAATAAATGGGAAAGTTAAATTAATTCGTATGCATCAACAATTATTGGGTCAAAAGAGTGGATTAGTGATAGATCATCATGATGGTGATGGACTCAATAATCAACGCCATAACATTAAACATGTAACCCAAAGGGAAAATCTGCAAAATAGACACCGGAATACGTCTTCAAAATATCCTGGAGTTTGCTGGAATAAGCAAATGGAAAAATGGCATGCATCGATACACATAAATGGTAAGCGAAAATACTTAGGGCTTTACCCCAATGAGTACGAGGCATATCTAGCTTATCGTAACGCAGAAATGAGTTTGGCATACTCCCACACCAACAATTTACCAGATTGTAGGAACGAGAGTACGCCCAAGCGAGCAACCACGCTCTAAGTAATTTGTTCCGTCAAGAACACGTTTTAGCCATTTCCAGTGGCTAGATCAAACACTACCGTAGTCCAAGGGGCTTGTTTGCTACGCTCTTGTTTAACTGTGTTAAGTGTACACATTTTTAAAAGTGGTGTCAATAGGGTTTTATGACATTTTTGCAAAAAAGTATTAGAAAATGTATGTTTTGGAATCGTTTCGTCAAGGAGGGGGAGGCAATGGAGAGGGAATTAGTAAGCGAATTTAAACGACTAACAGGGTTCAATGGCGGCGACGTTGCCGAAAAGTTCGGAGTAAGTCGGCAGTTCGTTCATCAAGCATTCAACAACAACTCGTTGACGTATAAGGCGAGTTCGGCTTTTTACCTCAATTCGATGATCGGCGAAAAGATTTCAACCCTGAAGAAACAGGTGCAGGACTTGGAGTTTTTACAGGTCAGTATCGAGGGAAGCGTAACGAATGGAGAGGACAAACATGAGTAATTTAATCGCAATCCATGTTGAAGTTGATTTAGGAGTAAATGCTCACGATGGTTCAGTGATAGTGAGTAGTAGATTTGTGGCAGATGTTTTTAATAAAGAACACAAGAATGTTCTGGCTGCAATCGAAAATTGCGAATGTAGTATCGAATTCTCACGGCTTAATTTCAAGCCGTCAACCTATAAGGATTCACGAGGAAAAAAACAGCCCGAAGTCCTACTTACCAAAGATGGTTTCGCTTTTATTGTAATGGGTTTCACGGGAAAGAAAGCAGCGCAATTCAAAGAGGCTTATATCAATCGCTTTAACGAAATGGAAAAAGCCCTAAAGGATCTTAATATTGCAAGGCTCGAATATCCAGAACTCACCGATGCCATTAAGTCGATGCACGATGAACCAAAGTTCTTTCACTATGCAAATGAGGCCGATATGTTCAACCAGATAATTTTAGGTATGAAGGCTAAGGAATTTCGCAAGAAACACGGTTTGGATAAAGGAGATTCAATCAGGCCATATCTTACTCCATTCCAAGCTGAAGCAATGCGAAAAATGCAACAGTTCGACGTTGGGCTAGTGGTGGCCGTACCGAACTTTACCGAGCGCAAGAAGATTCTCCAAACTTATTTCATGCAGACTTATTTCCCAGAGACATTAAGGCTGAAGAGTTAATGAAAAGTTTAATCTGGATCTTTTAATTAGTAAGACCGTTCAAGGTAAGTATTTGAATTAAGTGGACAAGCAGTTTTTAAGGAGGAATTATGGTTAAATATCGCGGTAAGTACAAGAAGTGTCGAACATGTACGCACGCTATCGAACCTTTAATGGTAATGGTACTCGTAAAGGAATCTTGTCCAAGTAAGCGCGCGTTTCACGGTGGAGACATGGTTGATAAATACACATGCGAAAAGTGTGAACATTTTAAACCTAATGAAAGCGAGGGTATTTGATGAAAGTACGAGTCCTGGAAACTGGGGAAGTGGTTAACGCCAAGAGATTCAAGGATATGAGAGAGGAAGAAATCAAACACTCAACCTTAGATCCAAATAACTGGGGCAGAGAAGACTTGTTTATCGACCGAAAAAGTCTAGGAACCTCATGTATGGGATACATGCTCGATGATGAAGTAGAAATAATTCCCGAAGAAAGCGAGGAGTCAAATTGAAATCTAACAATTCAGCAAACCAAATCAGCCAATCCGCTAAAGCTTGGGGACAATCTTATTGGGAGTACATGGAGATCAAGTTCCCTGGTTGCGTTCGTACCTATGTGTGGGGCACTAAGAAGGAAACGCGCAGGGAAAGGCGCGAGGCTGAGAATAAGATCATTTCATTTCTCGGTAGTTCGGGTAATCCCATGGCGAGGCTGTTCGCTCAAATGCGGAGTTTGATTGGGAAGAGGAGTGCTTATTGATGATGTTTCCGTCTGACTCATGGGGAAAGTTCGGAGCAACATGGACATCGAGTAGACCCGTTATGGCTCCAGTAAAAACGAACCGCAAAAAGAACCGCAAGTTGGCTAGGCAAATGCGAAGAATGAAGGGAGGCATGAAGCAAGCAGAGCAAGTAAAATCCTCCAAACTAACATTATGTATCCCTAGATTTAATTTAGTTATCGGAAATGGCGACATTAGAAATTGCCATGATTGTGCCAACACATGGAACCTAGGTGAATTTCCTTGCAAAAAGTGCTTTGAGGTAGGTTATTCAGACACAGGAACGAGCTATTTCTTGCCAAAGGAGTGATTCTGATTCACCACTTGAAAGGGGCAAGTCTATTGCGTAAAGATCAAAAACGCAGACTTCAATATCAAGCCAAACAGCAGTTAGTTGAGCAAACCGAAAAGGACTCAAGAATACTTCGTCGTGGATGGGATTCAAGGATTGAGTTGTCGGAAGGACAGTTAAAATCGTTTACGAGCAAGCTAGTTAAATAAAATTTAGGAGGAAGAATCAATGAATTTATTACCAGCCAAAAAGGTCAATGGTGCAATCGAGAAAGTCTTGCTAAGGGGTACGCAATCCAAAACTCGCAAATCCAATCTTCTCTCAGGACTTCAAAACACGCTGACCGGACTAAAGGAAGAGGAATCAATCCTGCACAGCGTTCGTTCGGAAGTAGAGGAAATTATGGTTAATCTCAGGGCTGAGGATGAGTTATTCATGAAGGAATTAGCCTCCATCTCTGCCGTTAGGTCAAATATTGAGAAACTATTGGGTAGCGAGGGGAATGACCAATGAGAATTAATATTAACGAAAAATTCTGTATCACTTCAAATACAAACTCCATGATGGTCAACCAAAGGAGCGTTCCGCCGAAGTTTGACAAGGATAACGAGGAAGTCCTTACCACGATTGCCCACTTACTCACATTGAATCAGTGTTACAAGTTTCTACTTAGGCATCAAATTAGGATCTCCAAGGCGACGGGATTTAAAGAGCTCATGGAAGAGGTTGGCAGAATCGAGAAGGAGTTAGATGATTCAATAAATATTTAGGAGGGATTCCAAATGGTACAACCACAACCAACTCAACGGTGCCTTTGTGGTCGCACAATGAACTTTCCAGACGGGGAAATAAAGACAGTCTGCCAATGCAATCGCGTCTGGGAGATTAGCACAGAGGAGACATGGTTCACGAATCTAATGTTTCCATTTTGCCAGGGAGAATGTTCGAGACAGAAGAATGCGCCAATTGTGGCAAAGCGAGTGAGGAATAAGCGAAAGAGGAGGGCGTTGGGGTGTTAAAGAAAATCGCAAAAGTCATCAAAACTTGGATCAACCGCGAAATCCAAGCCTATAAAATCGAGCAAGAGAAGAAGGTTATCGAGGAACGTATCAAGAGAAATAAGGCCGATTTTACCGAACTGATGCGGTGTGGTAATACGGTTCGTGGTGAGGATAAGGACGATGACAGGATGTCAGCCGTAGTGGTGGATTATGTTGGCAGGGGGAGAGTCGGGGAGCCGTTTAATCCGGTATTCTCCCGAACCGATTGTGTGAATTGGGCAGAGAAGTCTAAGAGGGTTGGGGATGGGTATTGAGTATGGAATTAACATTGGGTTCCCTGTTCGACGGCATTGCGGGATTTCCATTATCGGCGAGTTGTTACGGCATCGTGACAAAGTGGGCAAGCGAAATAGAAGCATTCCCCATCAAAGTAACGCAGGAACACTTTCCTAACATGGTGCATTTGGGCGATGTAACCCAAATAAACGGCGCAGAGATTGCACCAGTAGACATTATTAGCTTCGGCAGCCCTTGCCAAGATATGTCGGTCGCAGGTAAAAGGGCAGGGCTAGAAGGCGAACGGTCAGGGTTGTTCGTGGAAGCCGTAAGAATAATTAAGGAAATGAGGAATGCCACGTATGGAATATATCCAAAGTTTGCTATTTGGGAAAACGTCCCTGGAGCCTTCTCAAGTAATGGAGGTGCAGATTTTAGGGCAGTCCTTGAAGAAATCACAGAGGCCGAAATTCCAGTACCTAAATCTGGACGATGGGCAGAAGCCGGAATGGTTGGAGGGAACGGGCGTTCAGTGGCATGGAGAGTCCTCGACGCGCAATACTGGGGTGTTCCCCAACGTCGTAAAAGAATCTTCCTTGTCGCAGATTTTAGAGGAGAATGTGCCGGAGAAATACTTTTTGAGCGAGAAGGCTTGTCTGGGAATATTGAGGAGAGCGGAGAAGCGTGGGAAGAAGTTGCCGGAAGTGTTGGAGATGGCGTTGAGACAACAAGCCGGATTAATTGCGAACCGGGGGGGATTAGCGGAACCGTCAGTAGTAAATGGGCAAAAGGGACTGGTGGACAAGCAGGGGATGAACATTATAACCTCATAACTATAGCCACGAAGCAACTTTCACAGAACATTGGACATAACGTTGCGATGCCACTTATGGAAAGCGATTACAAGGAGCCACAAGTTGTGTTGGTGCCGTTGATGGTGGAAAATCATCCAGCCGACTCAAGGGTAAAAATTGATGATACCGGTACTACGCAAACGCTAACCTCGCGCATGGGGACCGGGGGGGGCAACGTGCCGATGCTAATGCAACCGACCTACGCAATTCAAAGCGGAACGATGCCAAATAAGTCGCAAAACGGATTAGGAGTATCGAGGGAAATCATGTACACGTTGGACACCAGGGTTGATCATGCGGTAACTTGTGCCATAGATGTTCGCAACCTAAACGAAACAGAAGAACTAAGCGGAACCCTGCAATCAAAAAACACCGGTGGATATAGCCTTAACTATCAAAATCCTGTACGCATTGGCTACCGAGTACGACGACTGACCCCCACTGAATGCTTGCGCTTAATGGGATTTCCTGACAACTGGCTAGATATCGAAAAGGCAAGTGATTCGGCTAAATACAAAGCGGTCGGAAATAGCGTGGCAATACCTTGTGTGGAGTTTATTTTTAGTCAGATTGTGAAGGTTTTAAGAAAGGAGCAACCAATATGAGAAAACTAACCCCAACTGAATTATCTGCCATCCAAGACCTAGAGGACAGCCCACTCATCGAACAATGGTCAATCGACGGTCATTCCAACTCACTGAGACGCGTAACGATCATATCTAAGGTTAATGCCAATTGGAACGAGATAGATGTCTTGCTAAATGCAATCTTTCCCGAGATGGAATATCGTGGCAAGGCAGGGGTTGAAGTTAAGGATGGAATTATGTCGGAGTATTATTCCATCGACGTTGAGATGGAAACGCTTATAAATCTGTGCATGAAAAAGACTCTCGCGCCAACGAGAGCCGAAAAAGAAACTACTCAAGGTTATATTACTATAAAAATTGATGAATTGGAACTGGCTGGGCCGTGTGAATCTTTTGTTTAAAGGGAAATGAAGGGCGGTAATTAAAGAATGAAAGCTAAAACAATCAAAGCAGTCCTGACCAAAAAGCACAAGGACTTTGTTGCCACTATCCAAGATGAGGAAGTACGTAAGCTAGTGGAAAAAAACTCCATCATCACGGGTGGTTCAATCGTTTCAATGTTGCTCGGTGAAGATGTCAATGATTTTGACTATTATTTCACCGATAAAGCAACGGTATCCGCCGTGACTAATTACTATGTGAAAAAGTTCAATGAGCTAAACCCTAATAAGGACCCCAAGCCCGTAGTGGTTGAGACGGAAAATCGTGTAAGAATCAGGGTCCAAAGTGCTGGTGTAGCATCTGAGGGGCAAAAGTCGGAGTATCAATACTTTGAAACAGTTGACCCATCAGAGGGTACAAGCTTTATCGATGAGGTTACTGAGGTCATTGAAAGAGAATTGGAAGAAAAGCAAAACTACAGACCAATATTTCTTTCGGATAACGCTATTACCTTGTCTGGAAAAATTCAGCTTGTAATTAGGTTCTACGGAGAACCAGAGCAAATACACGACAACTATGATTTTGTCCATGCAATGTGTTACTGGAGATCAGAAAACAAACACTTAGATTTACCAAGAAATTCACTAGAGGCAATTATAACAAAAGAACTGGTGTATCACGGCTCTAAGTATCCATTGGCTTCAATAATTCGCACAAGAAAATTCATACAACGAGGCTGGAGCGTTAATGCGGGACAATATCTAAAGATGTGCTTACAGATTAATGAATTAGATTTAAAAAACGTAGAGGTTCTAGAGGACCAACTGATGGGGATGGATGCAGCCTACTTCGCACAAGTTTTATCTCTCATAAAGAAACGCATGGACGATGACGAAAACTTTAAGCTAACAAGTGCATATCTGATCGAAATTATTGACCGAATATTTTAAGGAGGAAGATCATGGATAAAACATTGGAAAACAGAGAACAATCGTTCATTTCAGGGATGTCAGGGGTGCTTCATAATCCACTCGAAATAATGATTTCCCTGAAAAATAACGGATTCTTTACTGCACCAGCATCGACTAAGTATCACGGAAATTACGAGGGCGGATTATTCGACCATTCATTGCAAACAATGGATGAACTAGTTGATCTTTCCTTGCGAAACAGACTCGCATGGACTCGGCCTGAAAGCCCTTATATCGTCGGAATGTTCCATGACTTGTGCAAAATGGATGCTTATAAAGTAGATCCCGAAAAGCCATTTGGCTGGGATCACAACGATGGCTTATTAATAAAAGGACATGGCGATAAGTCGGTTATGATCTTATCCACGCTTATGCAACTTACAGAAGAGGAAGTGCTATGTATTCGTTACCACATGGGGGCATTTACGGATAGGGAAGAGTGGGATTATTACACTCGGGCTATTCGTAAATATCCGAACGTATTATGGACACATCATGCCGATATGCTGGCTTCCAATGTTGCTGGAGTGTAGGAGAAATTGCGGGTATAAATTCGAGAAGAAGGAAGAGGAAAAAATATGAAAACCATTAAACTCCAATCGTTATCCCTTAAAAACTTCAAGGGTGTAGAGGATTTTACTCTTGATCTGAACGGTAAAAACGTTGACATATTCGGGAGAAATGCAACAGGCAAGAGTACGCTTTTTGACTCTAGCCAGTGGTTACTTTTCGGGAAAGATTCATCAGGAAGAACGGACTACCAAGTGAAACCGCAGGATGAGAACGGAAACGAACTTCATCACTTAGATTGCATTGTCGAAGGAGTTTTCATGGTTGATGGAAAACCTCTCAAACTCAAGCGTCAACTATCAGAAAAGTGGGTAAAGAAACAGGGAACCCAAGTGAAAGAGTTTACTGGCAATGAAGCGAAATATTGGGTAAACGATGTCCCGGTAAAGGCCAAGGATTACGTCCTTGAAATAAACATGCTCATAAAAGAAGACATCTTCAAACTCCTGACGAATCCCCTCTATTTCAACACGAACGAGAAGGGTTTTGGGTGGCGGGAACGGCGTAAAATTCTGTTCGAGATATGTGGGAATATATCGGATTCGGATGTCATTGACTCGTTAGTTACCATTGGCGATAAAAGTATGTTGGATTTACAGATGGTTATTAACTCAGGCAGGACGATTGAGAATCATAGGCTGGTCGTTGCTGAGAAGATTAAAATCACTAAATCCCAAATGGATGGGATACCTTCTCGGATCAACGAACAGCAACGAAATATCACAGAAGATGTCACTGATTATACAGCGATAGAAACCTCCGTACAGGACCATAAGGCCATCTTACAGGCGATTGAGCTTGAGTTGGCTACGAACGCCAAGGGAGCTAGTCTATACCGCCAGAAACAGCAACAGGCGTATAAGCTACAAGGCGAGTTGGATACTCGAAAACGAGAACTTGACGCTATGGGTGGGGCAGCATTAAAGAAGTTGGTTGACGAAAAAGCAAAGTTGGAAAACGAAAAATTAACCACATCTTCAGGTATTTCGTTACTTAGCAACAAAATCAATGTTTGGAATGAAGAACTAAAAGTGATGGCCGATAAAGTCATCGAGCTTCGTAAAACATGGGCAGAAGAGAACGCTAAACAATTTGTCCCTCCTACTGGTTTTAATTGCCCAACTTGCGAACAACCTCTACCCGAAGGAAAAACACAGGAGAAAATAGACAAACTGAAAGAGAACTTTGACAAGGATAAGGCGCAAACCCTTCAGTCTATACGCAATGACGGGCAGGACAATACGAGACGAAAAGAATCTTTTACCGAAGAACTTGAAATTGTAAAAGGTAATCTTTCAACCAAAGAAGCCGAGATTGAACAAATTAACAACCGTATTTCTGAACTTGAAAAACAAATAGAACTCGAACAAGCACCGCCCGAGGAACCAAATTACTTCCTTGATGAACAATACGGAGTCCTCTTTGATCGGCTTAATGAGCTAAATGTTGAGTTAGGCAAACCTATCGAAGATACCGCTTCCGAAATCCTAGCCAGAAAGCAAGAAATAACCTCCCTCATCGAATCCCTGAACAAAACTCTCAACCAAAAGGAAGTAGTCGAAAAGGCTAAGATTCGCATTGACGAACTAAAGGCAGAAGAAGGCAAGTTGGCTGATGAACTAAACAGCTACGAGCGTCAGGATTATCTAATTAAACAGTTCACAACTACCAAGGTCAAGATGCTTGAGGATAGCATAAATAACCGATTCAAGACGGTAAAATTCAAACTGTTTGACACGCTTAATGACGGAACTGAAAAAGAAGTTTGCCGGACGCTAGTTAATACAAATGGGGTATGGGTGGAATTTGATGGGGCGAATAATGGGGGGAAGATTGTAGCCGGCCTATCAATTATCGAAATGTTATCGGAATATTACGGGGTATCCTGCCCAATTTTTATTGATAATTTTGAGTCAATCACGGGCGTAGTGGATGTTAAATCACAGGTTATCAAGCTCATTGTGAGCGAATCAGATTCTATCTTGAAAGTGGAGGTACAAGTGTAATGGCAAGCGATATCGCAGTAAAAGAACAACCTATGTCGGAGAGATTTATGCTTAAAGTAACGGCATTATTTAACACAAATGTCGGTGATATAGCCTTAACTAATTTCCAGAAACGATTAGCTCAAAACTACTTTATCGTTGCCGATAATGTCCTGAAAAAAGCAGAGGAAAAACGATTAAAGAAGTCAGAGGATTACAGGGATCCCCTACCTTATACATGGGCCAGTATTAATATGGAGGAACTTGCCGAGAGTGTTGTGGCGGCCGCTAGGGTTGGTTGGGACCCTACGCAAGACAATCACGTTGGCCTTATTCCATTCAAGCAAAACGGGGTGAATAAGTACGGAATAACCTTCATGCCTGGATATAAAGGTCGTCAACTAAAGGCAGTAAAATACGGTCTTGATGTACCGGATAACGTCATTGTTGAGCTTGTTTATTCCACCGACAAGTTCAAGTCCCATAAAAAGGATCACAAAAACACGATAGAACATTATGAGTTTGATATCTTAAATGACTTTGAGCGCGGTGAAATTGTAGGAGGCTTTTATTACCACATATTCTTTGAGCATCCCGAGAAAAACAAACTCGTTATTTTTTCGCTGAAAGACATCCTGAAAAGGAAGCCAGATAAGGCATCGGCAGAGTTTTGGGGCGGAGAAAAAACGGTTTATGAAGATGTTTTAAAGGATGGGAAAGTGGTATGGAAGGACGGTAAAAAGGTTCAAAAGAGGGTACAGGTACAATCTGAGGGCTGGTATGAAAAAATGTGCTACAAGACTGTGTTTATAGCTGCCTACAAAGATATCACTATTGACAGTCAAAAGATCGATGACGATTACCTGCGACTAAACCAACTTGAAAACGAGTTCAAGGAGGCTGAAGTCGAGCAAACGATTACTGAAAACGCTAACGGTAATGTAATCGACATCGTATCCGAGGACGTTCCAAACGACCACGAATCAGGGGAAGGTATTACCGATGCCGAGATAGTTGAAGCGTACAAGCTGGCTGAAGAGTTGAACAATCCACCAACGGGGCATGGGTTTTAGGATGAATTTAAAAGTTTTAGGTAGCAGTTCTAGCGGAAATTGCTACCTCCTACAGACAGAAACGGATACCTTGATTCTGGAATGTGGTGTTAAGTACAAGGAAATTCAGAAAGCGTTGAAGTTTGATTTCTCTATGGTTTGCGGATGCCTTATAACCCACGAACATAAAGACCATTCAAGGGCCATCAAGGAAGTTGCTCTCGCTGGTATTGACTGTTATATATCTATGGGGACGCTGAAAACGATGGAAACCCTAAATACTCATAGACTAATGCCTGTTATATCAGGAATGCAGTTCGATGTTGGAGATTTTACAATTTTACCATTTGACACTGAGCACGATTGCGCTCAACCACTTGGATATTTAATTTACTACAAGCCGACGAGAGAAAAACTAATATTCGCAACAGATACCTATTTCATCCGTAATCGCTTCAGTGGATTAGATTATATCCTGTGCGAGTGTAATTATTGCAAAGATACTTTGGACGCAAATATCGAAGCTGGGTATATATCCCGCGAAATGAAAAACAGATTATTAGAAAGCCACTTTTCCCTAGAGCATGTCAAAGAGTTTTTATCCGCTAATGATTTGTCGAAGGTTAGGAAAATTGTCTTATTACATTTGTCCTACAACAACTCGGATGCAGAAAGAATGGTCAGGGAGATAACAGAGTTAACAGGCAAGGATACGGAGATTGCGGAGGCTGGTAAAAACATACCATTGGAACTTTATCCATTTTAAAAATAAAGGGGTAGCCCATAACTACCCCAATCCTCAGAGGTGAGATTATGACCTACTATATCCAACCTTCGGATTATGACATTGCCAAGCAAAACAACATAAACGCAAACGCCCTAAATCTTCGCATAAGAACCTTGGCTTGGCCTATGGAGAAAGCCGTTACAACCCCAGTTGTTCAACGTGGAAAGTGGACTAAATACCTAAAAACTGCAGAACAAAACGGCATAAAATCCTCGACCTTTTATAGCCGAATCAGAAAGGGTATCGAACCTAATAAAGCTGCTACAACCAAAACTATGTCCAATAGTGACTTAATCAAAATGATCAACAAGAAAAGAAGAAACCACCCCCAAGAATTGATGGACTTAGCTCGCGAAAACGGCATCCCTCAAGTGAACCTCTGTAAAAGAATAAGACTTGGATGGGATCCAAATTATGCCGCAACTACTCCGGTTGGTAAGCCGGGATTTAGAAAAAGTGTGGAGGTAAATGCATGAGGGTAAACTTTCTCAAAATTAAAGGATCATGGCAAGAGGTTAAAGATGCTGCAATGACCACTATCGGCAAGGATGCAGGAGTAAGCCCTACAAGTGAATGGAAGAGGAGGATGCTACTTTGCGAACACTCTCCGATTAGGAAAATACTTGTTAAGTGGAAATGGGATAATATCCTTTGGTGGGTGCAGACGCATTTTACTAGGCATCATGTCGGAGTAGAATGGCACGTAAGCACCAGCAGGACGGATAGGACAGGCGTGAACAGGGATGAGGTAGGTTCGCAAGCTAATCTTATTTCTGTCGAAGGAGAGGCTAATGCACAGGCTATTATTAATATTTCAAGGAAGAGGCTATGTAATTTGGCAAGTGCAGAAACAAGAGTCGCATGGAGAACATTTTTATGGGAACTAGCAAGAGATGAACCAGAGCTAGAAAGGGTAAGTGTTCCCGATTGCGTTTACCGAGGTTATTGCTACGAATACAAGAGTTGTGGATACCACAAGACTCCTGATTATCAAGTTGAGTTAGCGAGATATAGAAAGGGGATAAATCAATGAAACAACTAGGAATCTCAGTAACAATAGACTCTTTCGGAAGGATTACAATCCCCAAATCGTTTAGGCTGTCGATGGGATATGAACCAACTACGCCCTTAGAAATGTTATCGGATGGGAAAGAATTGCGTATTCGCAAGCATTTTACCGGCTGCATGTTTTGCGGATCAGACGATAAGGTTGTAGCGTGGCATGGGGACAGGGTTTGTAGGGCATGCGCGAGTGATATTTTAGCGAAGAGCGTGAAGGAGAGTGTTGAAGATGCTTAAAACGTGGGAAATGATCAAGTTGATGACCGAAAACCGCGATGCAAAATTTAAATGTACTAACGGATGCATTATTGATCCGAGAAGGGACTTTGTAATCGGATGCGATAAAGAAGGATATATTAGATTCTTCGAACACGGAGAATTCAGGGATGCCTTCTTCGACATACACAATAAGTTCGATTGGGATTGGGAATTAGTTCCTCAACCTGTCGATTTCCTAACCGCAGTAAATAGCGGTAAAAAGATACGTCCGGATGATGAACCAGCAAGAATTCACGGTTTTAATGAATTGGGTTACTGGTCATTAACTATTGACAGGATAAATGGAAAATGGCTAGTCGAGTAGTAAAAAAATAAGCCAGATTATTTCTGGCTTTCCTTCTCCTTATTAAGATTATCTTCAGCCATCTTGCAAATTTGCTGACTAAACGAACGTTTCTCCTTTTCTGATAGTTTTAGTATTTTATCATGTAGATCCCTGTCAATCGTTATGGTGACATTTATCCTGCTTGGGCGAGATATTTTCTTAGCTATACACCTATCTGATAATCCTCCTGTTCCAGTGAAGTTTAACGGAGGTATTAACGTTGAGATGTAAAACTTTTCTCTTTCTAATCTAGCTAATTCATTATCTATTCTTACGACTTTTACAATTCTAGCATTCTTTATGCCATCGCATCCTATATGGCAGCTATTTCCCATATAAGATTTAAGGCGAAAACCAAAATTATTAGTTTTTCCAACATACATTAATGATCCAAATCCGTCAAAGATAAAGTAAATTCCTCCTATTCCTTCAAGTAATTGAATGTCAGTCATATTGAATGCTACTTCATCGTCGAAATCAATGTCCTTAATCGCAAGATTACTCATGATTATCTCCCTTTCTGGTTTCCCAATACTTCTTTAGACCAAGATCAATTAGGTCGCGAATTGCCAGTCCTTTGGCAGGTAATGTATCCACATCTTTTCTGTATTCGTCAATCCTCTTTACCTGTTCCCCTGAAATCATTAAATTAAAGCGTATTAAATTATCCTTAGCCATGGTTATCCCCTCCTAAAAATATTATATCAGACAGGTATAGTATGGTCAACTTATCCATGTTTCATACGTTGGTTTATATGGACAACATGGACATGTATATGGTATACTACTAATATAGGAAGGAACGAGGTGAAAACTAATAATTGGGGAACATAAGAAGTCCTTGTCACCATGAATTAAAGTAATCGAAATAATTAAAAATAAGGAGTGAGAACATTGTCAAAAACTATAGAAAAAAGCGTTCTTGAAATGGCAAAGGGTGCCCTAATCGAACAATTTAACACTGAATTTGTAAAGATAGGTTCCAATATCCTCGACCCGAATACCGATGCTACTAAGGCCCGTAAAATTACCCTGACATTAACATTTAAGCCGGATGAAAACCGCGAATTTATTGGATGGGAAGCCCAAGCCAAATCTACTCTTGCACCCGTTATGCCGGTAGCGACGAGATTCTTCCTCGGTACAGACAAGGATGGGGTTCCTGTTGCTACAGAGATTGTTCGCGATGATCCAAACCAAGTTCGTATTTTTGATGAACCGGAAGATGGCCAACCCGAAGTCCAAGAATCTAAAGTATTAAAATTTGGAGGCGTGAAATAAATGATTGAAGCAGCATTGAGATACCTTAACAGTTTCCGCGACATTCAAGTGATTCCTCATAATGGCCTTAACTTCACAAACGACAAACTTTATCAACTTCCTGAAGATGTTCCGGCTGTATTCTCTACCAAAACATTAGCGAGTCTAGTTGAACTGATTATTAAAGAACACTCTCACGACTCACTGAATGACCTTATTGTCCATGTCGATAGTCCAACTAAGGTAAACGTCCACACAACCCTTCGTGGGCATCTTGACCGCTTTAATCTTTACTCTGCTACTGCCGAACTTCCGAGGATTACACTTGATAATTACATTGATCTCGAAGCCATGAACATCTTACTAAAAAGTGCATTTGTGCAGAACGGAACTCGTGATGAACTCATTAAGGTACTAGGACAAGTTGTTGAGGATGCTATTAAGACTAGTGTTGACGATGGCATGTCGCAGACGGTAACCGTAAATACAGGTGTTCGCTCGCTTGCCAAAATGGAAATGCCTACGATTGTGAAGCTGGCACCTTACCGGACGTTTATCGAAGTTCCTCAGCCCGAAGGTGAATTTCTACTTCGTTTAAGAAAGGGACCGGAGGCCGCGTTATTTGAGGCAGACGGTGGGGCGTGGAAGATGGCTGCTCGTCAGAATATAAAGCAGTATTTCGAGGTTGCGCTTGTCGGATTAATTGAGGCCGGAAGGGTTATTGTTACTGAGTAGAAATAATAAGGGGTGGTTACGGCTACCCCATCCCTTTAGGGGTGATTTCAGGTGTCAAAAGGTTGGATCAGTATACACAGGAAACTTCAATTTCATTGGTTGTGGGAAGATAAACCTTTTAGTAAAGGACAAGCGTGGATCGACTTATTAATGTTAGCTAATCATGAAGATTCTAAATTTCTACTAGGCAACCAGCTTGTAGAAGCTAGTCGCGGAGACATAGTAACCAGTGAGGTCAAGCTCATGAATAGGTGGGGATGGTCGAACACTAAGGTTAGATCATTTTTAAATTTACTAGAAAAAGATTCAATGATTATCAAAAAAACAGACTCAAAAAAAAGTGTCCTTACCCTTACGAATTACGGCGTTTGGCAGGATACGAAAAGTGAAAAAGAAGTGGAAAAAAAGTTCGATAAAAGTGCATCAGAAGTGGAAGAACATACAATCAATAACTCCAATAACTCCAATAACTCTAATAACTCTAATAAAATAACTATTGACGGTTTTGAAGAACTTTGGAAACTCTATCCGAGAAAAGAAGGCAAGGGTGGAGTTAGTAAAACTCAAAAAGAAAAACTGCGCAAGATCGGTATCGAAGAAATGACGAGAGCTATTAGCAGGTACATCAAAGCCAAGAGTGGAGAGGATAAGAAGTATCTGCAAATGGGGAGTACATTCTTTAACAGTGGATATGTGGATTACTTGGATACAAATTATCAGGATGGGGGATTAAGTGGTGGAAATAACGGAAGCAAATCCAATGCAATCAATCAAGGAAATTCTAAACCTTGGGAAACTGACCCATACCTCGCTGACATCCTCGGAAGAAACGAGAAAGAGGCTTAACCTTTTCAATACAGGAACAGGATATAGCGTAAAGCCAGTCGAGAAGGTGTTCGCTTGTCAAGCTTGTGAAGATCGGGAGATAGTCGCTACTTCAGAACTAGACCCATACGGGTTAACTCTCTATGCTGATTGTATTTGTAAGGTCAAGAAGAACGCAGCGAGAAAGTTGAAATCATCCGGATTGACATCCCAACAACTAAAATACAACATTGCTGATTATAAAGTTAACGACGGAAACAGAAAAATGTTCCAAGGGGTAGTTAATTATTTAAAGATTTGGCCCGACTTAATTAAAAGCCCTTCGGATGCTAAAGGATTCCTATTACTTGGTAATGCAGGTATTGGAAAGACGATGTTGGCAAGTATTATCTCAAGGGACATGCTTGACAAGGGAATTCAAGTGGTGTTCGTATCCTCTGCGGATCTACTGGCTGAATTAAGGGACTCTCAATTCCGAAAGGACGAAGGCGGCGTAGAGGCAAAAATTGAGACATTAGCCAAGGCGCAAGCTTTAATCCTTGATGATGTGGGAAAGGAGAAGCCTACCGAGTGGGTGCAGAGTATGTATTACCGCCTGATTGACCTAAGATACAGAAACAACCTTCTTACCGGATTCACGACAAATTATTACCCTAAAGCCCTCGAAGAAAGATTGGGTGATTTCGGAGAGGCAACAGTTTCGAGAATTTTGGGCATGACGGTAGATTACTTACTTT